CGTACCGGCAGCCGATGGTCACCAGCTCGTCCCGCAGCCCCTCCGGCGTCTTAGCGTCCGCCGTGCCGTCGCCGGAGCAGTACAGGATCACCCGCGCCCCGGCCAGCAGGACGGCGGAGCGCCCCCGTGTGCCCCCGTACTCCGGGGAGTAGCTGAGGGCCTTACCTGGCCCTCTGGTGGGTGTCAGCAACTCAACGCCGCTGATGTAGTTCCCGCGGCCCGCAGCAGGCACAATCTCTAGGCTGATGTCCTCGCCCTTGTCCCAGGCAAGCCCCCAGCCGTTCCAACCGGCGGAGGCCTTAACCGCGCCGTTGATTTTGAGGTTGCCCACCGGGCGGCCCGTGTCCGTGTCGTAAAACCAGGCATTGATGATGTACTGGCACCCGCAGGCGGCCTTGACCTGGTCCATGGACCGCCCCCCGGCCTCCACCAGGGCGGCCCTGGTGATGGCCGCCCTGGGGATGACTGCTATGTATTTACTCATGGCCTTCCTGCTCCTTTTCCCACTCCTCGCGGGCCGGGCCAGAGATGGGACCGGGATCGGCGGCACTCTCCACCAGCTTCGCCATGGCGGCGCAGTTGCGGGGATTCTCGTTCCACAGCTCCACCAGCGCCTTATAGTTGTCCTGGCATACCCGGTGCCAGACGTTGACGGCGGAGGTCACACCCCCGTGCTCCAGGGCCTCATACTGGGGCTTGAGGGCCGCCCAGTCGGGCAGATACTCCGGGTCGAGCCCCGTCATGATGTGGTCTACCTCCCGCCCGTGTCGGATGTTGTTGAGCAGCATGGAGCGCCCCACACCCGCATCCACATCATTGGCGTTGGCCAACGCGAAGGAGGCCGGGGTCAGCTTGGCAAAGTTCAGTTCGGTGATCATGTTCATTCGTCCTTTCTTATTTACGGCCTTTGGCCGGTTTAAACGGTTTCGGTGGCGGGTTCGTAGGTTTCTCCAATGTACTGCTGATACTCTTCTTGTGTGATGACGCCATCGGCCACGTCGGCCCGCGCCAGGGTGCGTACGTCCTCCTTTACGGGGTCAAGGACGCCATCAAAGGTCCGTGCCCCCCGTTTGATACTGCGCCAGTAGCTGTGTGCGATTGCTTTTACTGCCATTGCTTTTAACCTCCCAGCATTTCATATATATCCAGCAACGCATCGTCCTGCTGTGCGTTGATAGATTCCTGTTCGGCCTGGCTCTCAAAGAGCGCGATAGCGGTTTCATCAGTCTGCGCCAGAGCTTCCTCCAGGGCCGCCACCCGCTCCTCTACAGATGGCGGCTCAGGTTCAGGCTCCGGCTCGGGAGGCCGCTCGGTGGGTGTGACACCAACCAGCCTGCCTTCCTCAATATGGAGGTCACACCAGCCACAGGTCGCCCACACGGCGGCCTCCAGGTGGGAGGGCACCTCTATGTAACCATCCTCCCACACCCTGGCGGCGCCGTGGCGGGACTGGATGTTGTGGGAGCCGTCCTCGCGGGCCAGAATCTCTATAATGGTCATGAGGCACCTCCGAATTTCAATGCTACATAATTGAGCGGCTGTGCCGGATTGCCAGTTGAATTTATGTTTGTGCTACCATCCCATGTAACATACTGACTTCTGTTATTCCCTGTGGAAATTTGGGCTCGTACTTTTGGATATAGCATGGCAAACGGCGGAATACTATTGGCCCCTTCTCCTCCGTATATAACCCATACCGCATCCGGCGTGAACGGCAAGGTAACGCTGCTCGTAAAGGCTCCAACCGCTGCGCCTTCAAGGGTCGCTCCGCCGAGCTTGTCCGCCACACTCGACCCATCCGGCATCATAACCGCTTCAGCCAGCGTCTGCGGGAAGATGTCGCACTCCTTGCCCTGCATCCGCTCCACCCGGTACGGGTCAACAGGCAGCGCCAGGGTCGTCTTGGTGTATGTCCAGCTCCGGGTCTGATTCACCGTGCCGCTGGTGGCCTGCACGCTGGCCTTGATGGTGATTGCCCCTGCACCAGGGTCGAGCATCGATACGGGGATCACAATTGCCTGTCCACTGGCCGGGGTAAGCGTGCGCTCGTGGCCATTGATGATTTCCGTCACTGTAATTTGGTTCCCCGTGTCAGAGGTCACGGAGTATGTCACTGGGGCTTTAATGGTGCCAAGATTGCCATCTGTGCCGGAGATCACGAGGGCGGACGCGGGGATAACCTGCACGATATCTGATTCCTTTGGGGTTCCGTAGGAGCCGAGGATACTAGCAGACACACGGTACCGAACACTTGTCCAATTCCCAGCGGCGTCCGTATAGTTCAGGTTGCCTCCTTCATATACCTGCGTCCAGCCTCCATTATCGGCATTGCGCTCCAGCTTATAGGTTTTTGCGCTGTTTACAGAACTCCAAGTAATATCAATCCCGTTACCGGCCATAGTATAACTTGGGACCATAATGCTGACAGGAGACGGAGGAGTGATCGAAACCATCCCGTCATCCAATACCAATAGTGTCGTTGGCATTATCAAAGCGGGGCGGACGCCAAATGCTTCATGGGTTCTGCCTTGATGGAAGTCACCATAGGTGTTTACGTAATACGCTTCTTCCTTGTCATAAGTCATAGGAGAGCGGAGCCACCAGATTGCAGCCTTTTGGTTCAAATACGCAACCCGCTTTTTATTCGCAAATGTTTCATATCCAGACGGAAAGTAGGTAAGTCTGGCTCCGTCATTCGGAAAATAATAACCCGAAGCATTAGTTGCACCTAGCTCATAGCATGACAACAGAAAAACCTTGCAAGAGTACCCGTTTGAACCGGTTTGGTCAATTCCCCCACTTCCCCCATTCTTTCGGTATGGAATCTTTACCTGTTTAATAACGCTTCTGATATTGGAGTCGTATCTAGCAAACATAGTAGAGTCTAACCATACCTGAATATCGGAGTTTTCAAACTGGTTAAAGTCATCAGCATTCCACACACGGTTTTCGGCAATATCTTTCCGTAAAAGCCATGTTCCATCACAGCTTTCATCGTACATACTATCCGGCGGCTTACCTTGCTGGATAACCAAATATTCTACAGGAGAGCCGTTTTCGTTCAGTTTGACAATAGCCCCAACTGCCACATTTCCAAGTGTCTGTGCCATTTACCCCTCACCTCCCGCATAGTCCGCCAGAATCAGGCCATAGAGCGTATTTGCCTTCCGGGAGGCCGGAGGCACCGCCTCCTCCACCTCATAGAATCCACCTATGTCAGGGAGCTGCCCGGCGGGCACCTTGCCATCGGGCCCCAGCGTCGCCAGTCCCGAAAATGCCTCTCCGATCTCTTTAGCGGCCGTCTGCGCGGCGTTGACCTGCTCCATGAGGTAGTTGTAGCCGTGCTGCTCGCTCAAGCCCACCTCTGCCCCGGTGGGGGCCACGGTCTGTCCGCCGGTCCAGTCCTCCGGCAAGTCTGCCGGAAGCGGAGTTTTGATCGGATTTTCAGCCATTGCTTACCACTCCTTCCGCGACGGGGATAATGTGCTTCAAGACCACATTCGTGGTAACAGGGATATACACGGTGGAGGACGTGAGGATATTCCCCTCTGCATCCAGCAGTTCCAGGGCGGTGATCTCTGTGGCCTGGGACGGCATGATGGTATAGGTGACGGTCAGCTCCGACCCCTCCACGGTCTTGGTCAGTCCGGTAATCGCAACTGTTCCGTTGACCCGGGCGGAGGCCACATCGCCGCTGACGAAGTTCGCCACACCGGCCAAGAGGGCCTGCTGGATGGATGGCGTCTCAGGCATCTTAATCACTCCCTCCGGGCCGTCGGTTGCGAAGGGCAGCCGCCCCAGCTCCCACGCCCCCAGCCTGTAGTTATAAATTCTCTGCGCGGACGAAATTATCTCGGAGAGCAGCAGCCCCGTCCGCACAAACGGGGCGTTGACCCACACGATATGCGCCGGTTTGATACGGTTGATGGTGAAAGCCAGCTCAGTGGCGTAGTTCTGGTTTTGGGCCGCGCTTTCGATATAAAGTGTGTAGTTTGGGTAGTCTACCGTGACCTTCCATTCACCCGGCCCAATCAGCTCGTCCAGCTTTTGATAGAGGAATCCCAGGGTATAGGGCGGACGGGTAGAAATGCGGTTGAGCACGCGGGTCCTTCGGAATGCCAGGCTTTCCACCTGTGGGTTTGGTACAATTCGGAATACCTGCTCCCACATGCCAACCGCCCTCTCGTCCATCGTCTGGAAAAAGAAATTGTCAGCCACACCCACGATTTCCTCCGCCAGGGCCTCAAACTGCTGCTGTTCGGTCAAGCAGATCTGCTGATAGTCCAGCACCTCCCGGTACCACGGGGGCAGCAGGGACAGCAGGCTGGTATCCAGCTCAATTGGATTCATTCAGCGTCACCGTCCCTATCACGGGCACCTGCTGGGTTTCGCCCGTCTCCGTCAGGAGGAGATCTGCCGTACCGCCGTTGAGCTGCACGTTGGTGGCGTTGACCACGCCGGCCACCCCCACGATAGCGGCGGTAACCCTGGCCACGTACACATCGGCAGCGTAGGACACGTTGTTGGCGGACACGTTGGTGTCCCACCCCTGCCGCACGCTGCGCAGATATGTCTCAATGGCCTGCTCCACCGGTTCCTGCACCTGTCCGATGGCATATCCGGCGGCCAGCAGGAGGGTGGCGGAGACATTCACCGCCAACCCTGTCGGGGCCACCGCCGTCACCTTTGCCCCGATAGGGGCCAAGCCCAGCCCCAGCCCCTGGTTGGGGGGCGGGTCGATGGCATTCTGCACCTTCTCCACCAGTGTGGATGAGCCAGGCAGGAAATCCGCCCCCAGAACGGACAGCTTCACAGTGCCACCGCCGCTCCAGGTGGGGTATACCTGCACCCCGCCCACGCCGTCAATGGCGAGGACGTTCTGGCGGTAGTCGGCAATATTGCCGCCAAAGGGACGGTTATTGAGCGCCTCAATCAGCCGTTCCCGAAATGCGCTGTCGGTCTCTGTGTCGTCACCAGGCACCAGGATATCCGTAATCTGTGCACTGGTCAGCCCCGGAATGGCGGTAATCGGCAGGATGGGCCCGGTGTACTCGTTTCCGATGGCGCCGGGGGTCTCCGCGGCCAGCTGGTACTGGTTCCCCGTATCGGTTGCCGCCGTTACGGTAAAGTTGATTGAGCCCGCTCCGTTGATGGTGGAGAACCGGGCTCCAATGGGCACAGAGGTATTGAACACGCCCAGGCGTACCGCGGCGGAGGCCGGATATCGGGTCAGGCCGCCAATCACAGCCAGCATATCCAGGGAATCCCCCACAGCCGTCTGCACGAAGGCCGCCCGCTGCACCCGGTCCAGAGTGAGGTAGAACCCCGCCAGGGTGTAGGCCGCCGGGGAGATGGCCGTGGGGATGGGGGCCGTGTCCCGCTTGTCATAAGTATCGGGCACCCGGTCCAGCATCTCCTGACGGAGGCTGGCATAGGTCTCTTGAGTAAAGTCAATCAAGTGATATCCACCTCCACACTGGTCTGCATCTCTCCATATACTGTGTTCACGGTGAGGGAGGCCCTCAACATATCCCCTTCCACGGCATACGTAAAGCTGGATATCCCCCGCACCCGGTCGTCCATTTTCAGCGCCTCGGTGATACGCCGCTGAAGTTCCGAGGCCACATACCCCGGGTCCTGCCCGATGAGCCCATCCCACTGCATCCCGGAGTAGGGGGAATAAATCTGCCAGCGGAACCGCTCCACATTGAGAATGACCTCCACAGCCTGCCGGACAGAATACCAGCCGTCACATTCCCCCTGGATGCGGTTGGTTTCCTTGTTGATATACCACGTCCTGGAGGGCTGGGAGACGAAGGACACCCCGGCGGACAGGTCGATAGCGGATGTAGGCAAAGTCGGCATCAGGCTTCCTCCTCAAAAATCCGGGACAGGACGATGAACTTCTGCCCGTGCTGTACCCGCAGCAGGAGCACTCTGTCCCCCTCCTCCAGCCTGCGGTTCAGGATAATAAAACCGTCCTTGACAGGCAGCTTCTTCCCGTCCTCCCAGCACACAATGTCCTCCCCCTGCAGGGTGGCGTCCGCCCCCTCAGAAACCAGAGCGTATTCCCCCAGGTAGGAGCCGTCCAGTCCCGTGGTGGTGGTGCCCGCCGAGTTGGCATGGGTGTGGGAGAGGGTCTGAATCCGGTGCCTGTGGGCCAGCACCGGGATTTTCTTCTCAATCACCGGCTCAGTGAGGCAGAGCTGCCTCCGTCTCAGGGGAGATGTGGCAGGGTTAATGGTAATCTCCAGCGGTTCTTCTCTGGTCACCGTGCCCACCCGCAGGTCTGTTGGCTGCCCGGCGGCGGTGTTCTCCTGCATCATCTGGTACAGAACATCTTTCAGATCCACGCACTCACCTCTTACACATGTTCCAGCCCCAGGGTCTCAAACTCCATTGTGTGGTCGTCATTTGCCCAGGTGTGGGTCACCTTCTCCAAAAGGACGTATTGGTCGAGATTGATATCCCCAAGACCCTGCACCTTCATGAGCACCATCTGTCCCGCCCGCAGGCCGGGCACCCCCAGGGAGGATACCTTCAGCGTCCGCATCCGGCGGTTATAGCACGACAAGGTGGCCCGGGCCTGGGCCTGTATCTGCGCGTCATTCATGGTGCCATCCACCGTCTGGTAGAGCTGGAGCATGCCCCACTGTCCAATTGTGGCGCTGTCCTCCGCTACGAACACATCCGCCCTGCCGGTCTCCTCGTTGGGCCGGGCCAGTTTGACGTGGTTGTAGGTCTGCTCGTCGATGTCGGTCTTGTAGGTGTAGTCGGTCAGCAGGGACATGTCGCCGATGACCACGTTGGAGACCATATCCCGGGGCTGCCGGAGGGCCAGTCCGTTTCCATCATCGAACAGCACATAGATGTTCCCGGTGTTGAGCAGGGTCTGTTGGATGGCCTCCCCCAGGATATCCAGGCAGCTCTCGTCCTCCTTATAGAAGTCCGGGATAGCGTACCCCGTATCCGCTACCTGCCCCACGTCAATCTGGAGGTCGGCGGCAATCTGCCGGAGCATATCCCCGGCGGTCTGCGCCTCAAAGTTATAGGATGCGTTGGCCTTCAGATAGCGGATGCGGTCGTAGCATGTGACCTGAATCTCCCCCCAGCGGTCCTTGCTCTTGGTGAATACCCAGCCGTAGAACTGGAGCTGGCCGTCCGCCGAGAACCGGACGATATCGCCCTCGGCGAAGCTCAGATCCCCGGCTTTCAGCACATTGAATTTCAGTGTGCCCGGCGAACCGGTGCGTTCCGTGCTCCAGGTAACCTCCGGCACGGAGTTGGATATCTCCCACATCTTCCCGACGGACTTGTTGGCAATAATCAGCTCTGTCTTCACGTATCGCTCACCACCTGGAGGGCGTTTTTGTCTATCCAGCCCAGGGGATTCCCGGCCTCGTCTGTGATGTGGACGCTGGCGGGGCGGGTGGCGTCTACAATCCGTGACACCAATACCCTCCGTCCGGAGGCCGTGCCGTGGGGCTCATCCCCGTAGCTGGTGTAAAAATAGGAGCCGTTGGCAATGCACGCCGCACCGGCATAAAGCTGTCCTTGCGGGATTGTGCGGGAGGGTTCCGCTGTGACTTCCACCGGCATCCCCGCGGGCTGCCGGCCGCTCTGTGCAGAAAGAGACTGCGGGGTATAATCCCGATACTCGGTCAGAGTCAGATCGTAGTAAAAATCGCCGGTCTCCCCTCCGCGCTCCTCGGTGTTGAACTGGGTGATCAGCACTTCAAAGCCGGTGTCGCCAGTCATGAATGGCTCCCCGTTCTCATAGTACCGCACAGGGGTGTAGATGATGGGCGCCTTGTCGTTCATGGCGCTCTCAAAGAACTGGATGTAATACTCAGGCGGGTGGAAGGCGCCCCATTGATTGCTTCCAGAGAACTCCCGCCCGGGGAAAAAGGAGGAAATGGTTACCTCCCGCAGCTTGGGTATGCGGGGGATCATGATGGGGCCGATGCCCAGCACGTTGTATTCGCTGTTGTCGTTGTCCCGGGCCACGGGCAGCTTTTCCGGGTTCACCGGCAGGCGGATGACCGTACCGTCCCGCGTGAAAAACAATCCGAAGTTATTGACGGACATACCGGCCTCCTCTTTTCTTATCCGCTTGCGGGCCGCGCCGTGCTGCGCGTGGAGCCGGAGGCGGTCTGCTCGATCAGAATGTCCCGGATGGCATTGGCGAGGCTCTGGCGGTCGGCGGCGGTCCGCCCGGTGTTGGCTCCGTTGACCGTGATCACCGGAGTCTGCGCCGTCAGGTTGACGTTGTTCACATACCGCCGCTCCGCCACGTCCACCAGGGATTTGATGTCCTCGTCGCTCATCTTGACCGACTTCTCGATGCTCCCTACGCTCCCGGCGATATCGCCCAACTGGCCGGAGAGCTCGTCGTAGGGCACGCCGGAAAGAGCCGCGCCAACGGCGTCGTTCCCATTTCCGCTGAACAGATTGGCTCCCCAGTTATAGCCCGTGCCAAAGGCCGCCCCATACTCGAACCTTCCTAAATGCAGGTCATTGGCGTTAAGCTTTGCCATTACTTCGGTTCCCTGCCCAAAAGTCTTGTCTACCCATCCACCCAAACTGTCACGCCATCCCTGTACCGCTCCAGCCAAGTTGAGCCCAAAAACAGTGTCAATCGCCGACGCAATAGCCTGGAGAACCCCCAGCACCGTATCCGCCAGGTCAAAAAACAGGCGGGCTACCGAGCCTACAGGGTCAGTAAACGCGTTTCCGATAAAATTTGCCACTGCGGCAATCAGGTTGTAAATAAGTACCCATCCATCGGTAAGCAAATTGAACAATGCAACAAATAGGTTTCCTACAACGGCCAGGGCTGTCATAACCACTCCGGCAATAATTCCGGTGGCCGACACACTGGTCCCGGCGAAGTGATTCACCGCCGCCGTCACTGCGTAAATGGCCCCGATCACCAGCGCAATGATGATAAGCGGCAGCCCCCAGGTGGTCGCCATGACCGTCCTAAGCATCTCCTGTGCGGTTGTCAAGGCCGTAGTCGCCGCCGTGCAAATGTTGGTCCAGTTGGCTGCCAGAAGGAACACGCCGAACGCAGCACCCAGGCCCAGGACAATGGGGCCCACTAGGTCGATATTATTTGCCAGCCAGGAGATTGCATCCAGCACCGGGTCAAGGGCCTGAATGGCGACGTTCTGGAACATCGTCCACACCTGCGCCCAGGTCATGGGCATCTGCTCAAACTGGGCGTTGGTCTCCTCCGCCGCCCCAAGCATGGCGTTCTTGACCACCTCCGCAGTGACCTTTCCCTCGCTGGCCAGCTCCCGCATCTCCCCGGTGGTGACGCCCATATACTCCGCGATGGTCTGGGCAATCATGGGGGTCTGCTCCAGCACCGAATTGAGCTCCTCGCCCCGCAGGGTGCCGGAGGCCAGGCCCTGGGTAAGCTGCACCAGCGCGGCCTGGGCAGACGCACCGGAGGCCCCGGAGATCGCCATCTGCTTTTGAATCTGCTCGGCGAAAGCCACCAGCTCGTCCGTTCCTGTAAATGAGTTCCCGGCTACCGTGCCGAGCTGGGAAACAAAGTCCGCCATATCGGCGTAGGCTCCACGGCTGCGCATGGCCGCCTGATAAATCTCCTCCTGGGCTGCGGCCGCCGCCTCGGCGCTGCCGGTCATGAGCCGCAACCGGGCGTTGATGCTGGTGAGCTGGTCGGAGGTGTTTACCAGCCAGCGGACGGACTGCATACCCAAGAAGGTGCCTGCGAGGTTGCGGATCGTACCAAGCAGGGATGTCCCCCGGCTGTTGGTCTGCGTCATCTTCCCCGCAAGTTCTTGCATCTGTACAGCTGTGGCCGCAGCGGCGGTTTCCACATTCATCGTGGAAGCCCGCACATCGTCCAGCATGTTTGCCATCCTCTGCGCTACCTGTAAGCACTGGGTCATGGTGGACGTGAATTTATCCTCCAGAATCAGGGTTTCTCGAATTGCGGCCATGCTCTCACCTCCGATTCGCCCGGTCTTGGGCTTCCTTCTGGTCTCTCATGCTTTTCAGGGCGAACTCGGTCACCAGCCGTTTCTCCCTGGACGGGAGGGCGTCATACCGGGACGGGGCCCAGCCGAGGTTCACGAAGCAGTAATATGCCACCAGCATCTCCGTGTCCCAGCCGGCCCCGTCCATCAGTTTTTTACCTCATCCTCCTGCTCCGCAAAGCCGGACAGCTTCGTAATCTCCTTGACCAGCCGGGCATACTCGCCGGACAGCAGCAATTTACCGGGCACCAGCAGCGGGTCCAGGACGCCGCACCCGTCGCACAGCTCCTTGCTGGAAAAGTCGGGTTCCACCGTGGCGGCCACCACCATGCGGCGGGTGAAATCCACACTGTCCAACTGCTCGATTGTCTGTCCGCCCTCCTTCCGGCGGCGGGTGGCCTGCCGGGTGATGGCGTCGTTCTCCTCCTGGGTCAGCGCCCGGATCTTGAAGGGCACGGGCTGGCCACTTTCGTCCTGAAAGCGGTTGGAGATGACAACCTCCTTCTCCTCCGAGGTAGTGACGGGATGCAGAAATGCGGAAAGCTTACTCATATCGGTTCCTCCTTAATTACCCAGTTGGGCCGGATCGTTGAACGCCTGGAGCCGTGCCACGCGGGTGTAGGCGAAGTTGAAGTCATAGTTCAGCATGGTTTCCTCACTGTTCAGAACGGAGAGGGGCACGGTGCCGGTCAGGTGGCATCCGTAATAGGCCATAACCTGGGAGCCCAGTGTCGCCGAAGCGGAATCGGAGTTGGTAATCTGAATATCAAACTCCGGCATAACGCCCGTCTGGATGTACTGGAGCACCATGTCCGTCCACAGGTTGGTGCCGTAGTAGATGTTGCCGGTACCCGTCAGCTTGGCCCCGTTGGGCTTGTCCTGGATGGTGCGGGTGCCAATGACCCGCATATCGCTGCTCTGGATTTCCGCATTGGTGGTGATGTTCCGCATACCGGCCACCACATAGTTCCGGCCCTCTTTGGTAACCACCACGGAGCCCTCCGCGCCGGTGACGGTGTCTTTTGCCAGCAGATAAGCCATATTCACACCTCCCTCAATTCACGGTGATGGTGACGTAGATCTTCTCCACGCTGTCCACCGGCTGGATCGCCAGGTTGACCACGATGGCGTCAATGGCCTCGCCGGGCTCTACGGTCACGTCCTCGGCCTCAAAGTTCTGAATGCCGTTATTGGCCTGGATGTCCAGCAGATACCCCACGATGGCGCTCTTGAACATCATGCGGCCCTGCTCGTTGTTGTTGACCACGCCGATGTAGCCATCGGAGAACTGCTGATAGATGTCGTTGGCGATGGTGTTCAGCAGCCGGATCACCCGGTTCTTGTGATAGGGCCCGGTGATATCGGTGGTATAGGTCACCAGAGAGTTGATATCCTGCTCCACCTTCACCACCCCGTCGTCGGCAAAGAGGACAAACTGGCCGGCAGTCAGGGCGTCGATGTACCCGGAGTTGGTCAGCTTGGGGGACACGTCCACCGCGTTGGGATAGGCGGCGTAGGTCAGGGACTCGTTATACTGGGCCCCAGCCAGGGCCCCGCCCGCCCACCAGGTCACCTGCTGGGGGGTGAGTGCGGTGCCATCACTGAGCACAATGCCGCTCATGATGTTGACCACAAAGCGGTCGTCCGGGTTGGTGAGCCCCGCGGCCACCAGTTGGGTATAAGCCCCCTCCTCCGCCGCCAGGCGCTTCACAAAGGCCACCATCGCGTCCTGCACGGTGGTGTCGGCGCCGTCGTAAATGAGCACGTCGAATTTGTAGGGTTCGATGGCTGCCAGGAAGTCGGTGTAATCGGCGGATGCAGGGGAACCATCTGCTCCGCCGGAGAGTGCCTTTCCCACCGTGGCGGCCAGGGCCCCGGTACCACTCCAGGCCACCCAGTCGTTGGCGGCCAGCTCCTCCACAGTCTTTGCGGTCTGCTGGTCCACAATCTCCCCGCCCACCACCGTGGACACTGAGAAAGCATCCTCCGGGTCAGTCAGCTCGGTAATGACGATGGAGATATCGTTGCCCCGAACCCCGGGATACTTTGCGGTGGCCGTCAGGGGCGAAACCTCTGCGCTTGCCTGCTTCTGCCCGGTGGCCCCCAGGCGGTAGAGCAGCAGCTTATTGGGGGCCGCCGTCCGGTTGGTGCCCTTGAAGATCTCGTTGAGGAACCGGTTCTTGGGATTGGTGATGTCATACCCGGTGTAGGGGGTCATATTGGCCCCGGCCTCGATCTCCTGCACCGTCTCCACCGGGCCCCAGCTCATGGCCTCCGCGATGGCTACCACGCCCCGGTCGCTGACCGTGAGCCCCAGCCCCCGGTCCGAGGCAAACCGGATGTAGACGCCGGGCCGCACCTTGTTCTGGCTCGCCCAGGTACCTCCTGCCATGTCAATCACGCTCCTTGTCTTTGAAGAATGCCTTGACCGCCTTGTCGGCCTCGGCGATGGTATACTCGCTCTTACACAGGACTACCCCGAGGAAGTCCTGCTGATATTTCGCATAGCGGTGAGCTTTCAGCAGAATCTCCCGCCGGTACTTTTTAGCTTTCATCTTTCAGCCTCTCGTCGTAGTTCATGGCCTGCATCTTGACCACAGCTTCGGGGATAGATACCCGCTCCAGCAATTCGAAGCGATAGTGCAGGGCGTCCAGATCTATGCGCCATTCCCGTTCATGGGCCCGCAGCAGGATGGTTCCCGCCGTCTCCCCGTCGGAGTAGGGGAAGGTCTCCATCAGCAGATCCAGGGTCTCCCCTGCCCGCTGGTACCTCTGCTGCAAATCCGGGCGGTTGTAGTCCTCCAGATAGGTGAGGTCAAGCCCCAGCCTCCGCCGCCAGAACCCGCCGGTCTCCAGGGTCAGGTAGTTGTAGCGGGTCTGGAGGAACATGCAAGGGGTACGGCTGCCCTGCTGGTTGGGGTCTTCGTAGAAGGCCACACTTGGGAAGCAGGGGGCCAAGTAGTCCGCCAGGGATTTGGCGATGGTGGTTACAGTCAGGTTCATTCCAGCAGCCTCCTGATCTCCTTGTCCAGTTC